CTGTATCACGGCAGATTAAAAACTCCACTAAGCCTGGAGAATAACTTCCTGCTATACATACGCGACCAATTCACTACAGGCTGGCTTGACAGAAACCAATTGCGACCCGGGGAAGATATTTGTATCATTGATGCAAAAATTATTTCCGAATAGTTTGACATATTGACGGGCCCCTAGGCAATGCAGCCGTGCCGTATTGCCTAGGGGACTTAAGAACCCTAGTAGAGGAAGGAGTTCAAGGAAAGTATATCATGGTGAATACATTCCTGCCTTACGCCGACGAAATAAAGACGGCTAGGGCATTAGACGATAAACGCCTAGGTAAGCAACGTGTAGAAAGCCTACAAATATTAAAAGCTAATCTAGGTATGACACTTGGATGGAGAAACCATCCAGCAGCTGTAATGTGGAGAGGACACGAAGGTCTTCTCTGCGTATACAATCTTCGTATATGCGAAGAATGGAAAGATCGTGGCTATCAAGACACGGTCTCAACACAAACACAGGACATCATGAACACCTTAGAACCAACCGCATTCAAGCGACCTTGGTGGTGGGGTAATATTGATTTCCACAGGAGTCATCAATCAAACCTGAACAGAAAAGATCCTCATCACTACAACTTTGATGTTCCGGATGACTTGCCATATCTATGGCCAAAAGAACAAGGAATACTACTAACAAAGGAAGAATCAAATGCGATCAAAGCTCAATTACTCATTCAAGCTCGCAAAAAATCAAGAGAAGAGCGGAGCTTGGCTGGCAACAGTTGAGATAACTGGAGACTCAGATGCAGTCCCTGAGGAATCAGTTATTCATTCTGCCTGGACAAGCGTTGCGCCAGCAAAGCGTTGGTGTGCTCAAATGGTTAACCGTAAATCTATCCGCTGGACAGCTGATGAAGAAAGCAAAGTCTTTACAGCTACCGTAGAGGTAAAACTATGAAAAACGTTTGGGAGTCATCAATAACTACAGAGATGGTCAAAGATCTTAACCCTAACGAAGTAGAGGTCTTGATAGCTGACCTAGACGATGCGGTAATGCTTGTATGCCAGGACTTCGGTATAGAAGGTTAAATGTCCACAAGCAAAGATGCAATACAGAAACAAGCAGAAGAATCTATCGATCGAATAAAGCAAATAGTAACAATAGAGAAGGAGTATATGCATGAGTTCTATCGAGAGGGAGATTCTTATACAGAGTCAGATCTTGGAGCACATGAACTTGACTATCTCAAAGATTAATCAGCACTTTGCTGAGTATCTAGAGCGCCAAACAAAGATAACCGAATGCACCTTATGTTATGGTCAGGGAGTTATTTACTACGGCAATGAGGAGGACTATACACTTGAGTCCTGCCCCGACTGCAACTACAAAGAAAAAGAATAAAAGACAAATCCCAAGTTAGAGACCTATTGGCTGGTTTCTAACTTGGGATTTGTTTGTGTTGGGACCGGGACCGGTGACGTGTGATTAGATGCAGTCGCAGTCTTGACCATCACAGTCGCAGGGGGTATCCCCCATACCGTCATCTATGTCCTCGTCTTCTAGCAAATAGTCTTCCAATTCTTCAAAATCTTCATCGTCTAACTCTTCCAATATAGCGTCCTCAATATCGTCTATATCTTCTTCTACGAACTTCTCTTCTGTCATATGTATTCCTCTCTTTAGGTTAATTTTTAAGCAAACTTGATTTCACATATATCAGTTGTACAGTATTCCTCACCAACAGCATCTAAAGCATTTCCGTTGTAGATAGGCGATAGGTCTATTGGCTTAAGTTTACCGACGTAATTATTATACTCTGCTTCGCTAATTTCAGTGTATGGTTGCTGAGGATATACGTCGTTACCCTTTGGTAAGAATGAGACGGTCTTCAGACGTCCTTCGTACATGTGTAGGATCGTACCTATATGCTGTGACTCCGTATCGGTATTAAACGAAAGAGTAACTGAGACTGAATTATCCGCCCAGTATGCTTGGGCTAAAGCTGCCAAGTTAGCCTTCTCAAAAATAGATACAGATTGCTCTGGGCGTACCGGAACCGATTTAATTGGGATGTAAACGACTGAAGTGTTGTTTGGATCCGTGACAGAGTCCTCGACTAGGTACTTTGCCTTTGTAAAGAGTTTTAACATTGGGTCAGACTTAGCGAATCTAATTGAGCGTAGGATGTATTGACCACCGATAGGCCAGTGAACTCCAGGAGTTTCTCCTGCCAGGATTGACACAGTGCCGGAAGGCTTAATACTTGTAGTTTTGATTGACTCTCTGATACATAGCCATTCTGAGTACATCTTGTCCCACTTCTGGACTTCAGCGTAGCCAGTGTCTAACCACTCACGTAACTTAGGCAATCCCTGAGTATCAGCAAAGGCTGCTAATCCAGAGGCTGAACAACCGATACGGCGGTTACGCTGCATGATTGCGTTAGTGTTTGGCCAGTGAGTAGGGATGAGTGTGACTGTCTTTGCGTAGAGATAGGCAAATTTGAGTGTACGCATATAGTCTTTAATGTCTGTATGGCGGTTGATATAGGTCTCAACGAGAGTACAACATTCGTAAGACTCCAAAGTCTGCTCCGCACATGGGTTGTACCCTGCAGCTCGGTAATCTTTATTATTCTCCGGATCGACCAGACGGCCGTACTTCCTTGAAACATCTAACCAGATAAATCCAGGCTCACCGTTTAGGGCAATAGCCTCTACGAATGGGCTGTAATCCATACCTACGGTTGCCTCTAAAGAGTTATTTGACATCCATCCCCAACCCGGCTTATCTGGGTCATAGGAGTTTCTTTCAGGGAATACTGATGAATTCTTTAAGTCTACAAAGTCTTTATCGTCAGGTTGGCCCAAGGCAAGTTCTGCTGAGCGGCGGACGTTTCCAGATACTACGCATACGCCAATAAGGTTTGCGATATCTACTATGTCCTTTGTACTTATTTTCTCTCCGGCTCGTCCCTTAAAGAGATTTGTAAGGGCCGTGTGGAGTCTCTCAAGTGGTTCGGATCCAGCTGCGGTTCCGCCGAACGTTTTGATTGGCGTACCTGCTGGACGGATCTCTTTGTAATCAAATACTGGAGTCTTCGAATCTGGTCGTAAGTAGGCATTGATGACAAGGGAGACTGACTCAACCCACCCTTCTCTGGTATCTGGGACGACATATGCTTGCTCACCTTCTGGCTTATAAATTGTGAATTCTTTATTGACACCCTTGGTATCAAACCCTACCCCGACACCTAGCATTGACGCTTCCATCAAAAATGTAAACGGTGTGGATGGGTCGTTCTTGCTCATATCTGAGGTGCTTACAAAAGCACAGTTCTGTAGAGCGGCTGAGTTCTTGCCTTCCATTACGAAAGGAGTTCCCATCATCCAAAGTCCTCGGCCTGGCGGAGTCCACTTAAGATTGAACATACGGTCAAAAGCTTCTTGAGCTGAAGCCTGGGCTTGCTGACCATTCCAGGGAAGTCGATTAGTTTTACAGTGATCCTTCTGAATAGAATACATGCCCTCGATTACTCGCTGGCAAACATCTACCCAAGTTTCTTTAGTGCCATCCTCTTTTAATCGTGAGTAAGTTCTCATAAAAGTAATTTCGCCTACCGAGTTTCCTCCGGCATCTGTGTACCCCCAAGGTACTTTCTTATCCTTATACGAGGCGACAAAATCTTCACTTAAATGAAACGAAAACACACAGACTCCAATCAAAGGGTAATAGCACTGTTATCAGATAACAGCGCAGGTTAATTTTCTAGATTATCAGAGAGTATTCTAGTGGTATCTTCCTCAGAAAGCCCATCATTTGGTAGCTGTTTTAAGGTACTAGCACGATCTCCGAACAAAGCTGACATTACACCACCAGAGGTTTGACGCTCTACAGTCATTCGAACAAACTCTTTATTTTCTTCAAGTTCTTTTAATTGCTTGATGATTTTAAACAATCTGTCTATCTCCTGTCCGGTATTTGGGTCAGGGTAACCACCATTTAACTCTTCCGCAAATCGTGCAAAAGCGACTCTAGAGCCCTGCATCTCAATAACTGCGTTTAAAAGAGCCTTTAATTGTTCTTTAGTCTTAACCTCAAGTGGAAGGTTAAAAGCGCAAGCTGCATCAGGTTTCATTGCAGGACAATTTGCGGCAACGAAACATGTGTTACATTGACGAAGCGAAACACCGCTTGTAGATAAGACTGGCGCTTCTTGTATAACGTCTCTTCCAGAAGAATCTCTTTCAATTATTGATTTTGTACTTACAGAAAATACTGGTAAAGTACGCATTTCTTCAGGGGTTCTTCCCCTAATTACGGCAGAATCTTTCCGCACTTCTAGGGGTCTATTATCAGGTTCCGCACCCCCTGTTTCCGCAGAACCTGGGTCGTCCTTGTACACACTGTTATCAGATAATAGTGGGACCATATTCTTATTTAAAGATGCCTCTAGCTGTAGGTATGACCAAATCGCTAATTTAGTAACTTCCTTGCTATCGTCTTCCATAATCAAATCAAAATCTAATCCGGCCTTCTCGATGATAGCTTTGTATCTTGGTCGGGCTTGATCTTTCATCTTCTTTTGATATCTAACCAGGCGAGAGCCGTTCCAGACTATGGTTTCTCCACGCATCATAGGCGAGAGCCAGGATAGGGTGCTAGCGGTGCTCAGAGGCACCTGTCGCAGATTTGCAGGGTTAGCACAAGCTAATCCGTGGAAGGAAGTGTCAAACTGTGACTTCAATGCTCGTGTGCGTGCTGAGAGCGTTAAATCGGTATCTAAAGTTTCTCCAAGGATAGCCACATGCTCGTATCCTTGAGACAGGCTCATTAAGGCTGGATGTCCTAAGGCACTATTCCAAACTGCCATAAATCGGTCAGTTCCAAAGTCTTCCCAAAAAGATTTTCGTTGCTCATTGATCCAAGCTGGTCCAAGGGCTCTGGCATCGATTTCTGTAGCCATAAAGATTTTATCTTCATTCGTAACTACCCAATCTTGATACTCTCCCGCGTATTCTTCGAGTTCTCCCACAGATAGAGACTCTTTATTAACCTGATATCCGCCCCCATCTACGTAGATACGTACATCATCTGGGTACTTTTCAGACAAAAGGTATTCTTTGGTCTTTGGTAGGCCTCGCTTTACCAGGCGCCAATAGTTAATTCCAATGTGCTTGACTCCAGCATCGATCAAAAGCTTACGGTGTGATGGGACTTCTCCACCTAGAAATACTAGATCCATCATTCCCACCTTCTTAAAGCGCTGTCGGTCATCATTTGAATACTCAATTCTCTTTGAGCTTTTACTTCTTCTTTAAGCTCTTCCCACGGGCGAACAGGGCGCTTTCTACGAACAAACGTAGGGGATAAGAATAACATAGTAGGTACTCCAGCATTCATGGCTGCTGCAGACCTATCTACATCACAGTCTATAAATAGTTCAACCTCACCTTGAGATCTAGCGTAAGCTAAATGGCGCATACGTAAATCTTGCCCCTCAAAAGCTAACCTATTGTCATACAAATCTGCGTAACCTAAGATTAAATTAGCTCTGCACCAATGCTCGGCTTCTTCAATTGTCCCATCAGTAGCTAGAACAACGCGATAGTGCTCGTTCATTACGCGAAATAGCTTTATTCCAGCGTGTATTGGGTCGCCAGTTTCTGTTCTAAGTACGCCGTCTAGTGAAATAAGTGCTGTTGCCATTTATGGTCTCCGATGTGTAGCGGCTCTCCTAATCAAGGTTTCCGTGTCAGGTAAAACCATTCCGTAGGTTTCTAATTCTTTTTCTTCTTTTGCGCTGTCTCTGTAATCTTTTATTGCTTTCAACGCGTGTATTGCGCCAGATTGCTTTCCAGCTTGCCAGCGATAATTATTAAAGTCTTCGTAGCCAGAACCTATACTGCTAAAGGCAACTTTTCTACCCTCATGAATACTGTTATAGAACGCAACGGCTTGATCTACAACATCCTCTAAACGTCTTTGAGCGTTTAATCTATACGCTGGATTAGTGGTAGCTTGAACTTCGTTTAAAGCTTGAGCATACCTATTAACTAATTCGAGAGCTGTTTCATAATCTTTTTCTGCTTTGTTTTCCCAAGCTCTTGGGTCAGGTTTAGATCTAGGATTACGGTTAGGCTCTACTGTCCAAGAGTCTGAGGTTAAGTTATACGCGGCATATGGGTTGATGTCTCGTATATCAGACTGAGGATTGACATAGTACGTGAGTTCATACCCTTCCCAATTTCTGGTGTTAGGCATTAAATCAGTATTAAAGTCTTTATTAAACATATGAGCGATCTCATCGTTAGACAAGCCTAGATAGTCATTGTTGTATTTTCTAAAGGTTGTGTAATCAACGCCCACTAAACAATCTAAATCTGCAGGGTCTCGTGTTGCAGACCACTGATAAGATACGCCGGATCCAGCTAACCAGACCGTAGTCCAAGACTCTGCATTCATGTATCGCACTTTTAGGTGCTCGTAAAGAAGTCTCTGTATTCCATTACGCACCCAAGGACGAAGATGAGTACCTATAAATAATCTAGGGTCAAGCTCTGTTTCAGGCTTGCTGAAGTAGGAGGTATCGCTAGGGGATAGGCTTACTTCTGAAAATCTCTCCATAGGTACTATTCTTCATCCTCGATAGGTGTATGTCTCAGTTAACTCTTTAACAATGAACTTAGAGAACCCTAAAGTATTAAAAATTAAGGCTCCCTGGTCATTAAGTACAAACCAGATTTGTTTGCTTTCTAGGAATTGTTTCAAAACGCCCTTTATAAAGGCCTCCATGATTTACTCTGTTTCAGCAGAAGCTTTTTGATTTGCTGAAGCTAGCTTTACAAGAGTGTATTCTGCTGCAGACTGAGCGTTAAGATCCATTAATAACTCAGACGTGTAACGTCGCACTTCTCGCAAAGTTGCAGGTCGTTCTACTCCCATAGAAAATGCTTCTGGGTTAGTTTCTAAATATACATTTCCTTCTAGGTCTATAAGTACTGCAAATCCAATAACAAAAGTCTTTTTTTCTTCAACCATTTTTTATTCCTATTCGTTGTACATTCCGGTTTTTTTACGCTGTTGCGTAACTACGTGAGTTTTTACTGGACAAAAGTCACAAAGAAATACGTCGGTACCTGCGGACTGTGCTGGCATAGGAAGTCCTGCTTCCTTACGTTCAGCATGAGTCTTAGGAATAAGCCGCTTCTTTGAATCTCTCCAGTCAGGGCATCCACCTTTAGGGCGGAGATGATCCGAATAACACTTCATAGCATCTTCGTAAAAAGTAGCTTTAGTAGTGTAGTAGTCTGGATCAATATCAGCTAATCCTCCACCTACGCGGTTTCGGATATTTTTTATAATTTCTTTTCTAAACTTTTCTTGTGCCCAGAGCTTCACGCCGATACGAGATAGAAAACCTGTGTGAGGTATTCCAGCACTATTATGCTTTTCAACAGCTAGCTCTAAGAAAATATCATCGTCTGAGTTGCCCTCAAAATCAGGCAGCTCTTCGATTGATTTACAGTTATAACAGTAGAGTAGCCTAATCTTAGGCCCTTCATCGCGGACCTCTACGTACTCTCCATTTTGATCAGCAGGCAGACCGCCTTGACCTAAAATTGGTACTCCCATAATATTCCTCTCTATAGGAGGAACATCTTACCCTATCCTCCGGCTTTTCCTTCTTTCCTATCACGATACCTAATGCCCACATTAGTCTTTTTACGTACCGCCTCTAGCTGTGCAGGTGTGTAGTCGGGTAACCTAGTAACTTTATATGTACGCCCATTTCTAACCTCTTCGGTAACCTCTATACCACTTGGTTTAGGGGTCTTTTTTCTAGCCCCTCTTTTGACAGGCGGCTCAGAATGTTTGGGATTTAGCTCGTCTGCTTCTTGTTCAGTTATATGGCCGTCCTTTAATGCAACTCTAACGCTAGAAGCGGTAGGAGTTATTCCTGTTGACCTATCTACAGGAGATCTTTTTACTTTTATTTTTTTAGGTTGATCAGAAAGCTTTGGGTGTCTTCTTACGAACCCTGGATCTGTGGGCGCAAGGTTAGCATCCATACGTTCTTGTCTTTTAGGGCCAGCCCCAGGAAAACGATATATTCTACCTGGGCGCTTCATTTAACTAATCCGGCGTCTAGCTCTCCTCTACGACCCTTTACTTCAAAAACTGCGCGATTTACGTACGCAGGAGATTCGCTAATTGATAGCGGGTGTCTAGGTACTGTATCTACTTTAGGATCTGCTTGGCCTAATTTATAATCAGGACCGTCTGGGTTTTCCCATTGTCCAGGAGCATTTTTAAGTCTATGTGCCATTACGGGGATAGTTGCTGCAACTCTTTCCGGATCCATAGCGTCTACTATTGCGTTAACAATACTAACGCCTGGGCGTCCGGTGCCAGAAGAAGATTTAAACCTACTAGGATTTCTTTTAATTCGTTCTGGAGAAGACGCAACAAGTTTATTAGGAACTGACTCTTCATAGTCACTATCTTGAACATCAAACATATCGGCTACTTGAGCAGTCATATTAGTGCTTGTAGGCACAGGTAAACCACGCTTTTTAGCATTTTTAATTGCTGTTTCTTTACAGTCATAGCACATTGGGGCATAGTGAGTGCCTCCGTCATGCGGAATAGAAACTAAGTTTGTACCCTTTTGCTCACAGTTAGTGCCAAAGCAAGCGTGACGGTCTCTTTGAGCTCCGCCAGTAGCTAATCCCGTACCTTTTGCGGTTTTATTTCCTTTATTGCCACGTTTTCCACGCTGTTTAGGGGCAACATAACTTCCACCTTCAAAGCCAACGCCACCTACAGTGGCCATTGTTTCTCTTATTGAGTCTAAAGCTGGTCGACTACCGCCAGGGGTTTCGGTCATTAACTCCGAAAACTTAGTATCATCTGCCACTATAAATTTAACCCATCAATACTAGGGTAATTTTTAAAGTCTTTTGTTACACAAGTGGCGCAGTCCATCCCAAAGTGGGCAATTCTAGATCCACCAGCGGTCGTACCGGGCTCTTGTTGTTTAGGTCCTATGTCTCTTTTAGCATCTTTTGCCATTAATGATTTTAAGTGCGTGTCAAACCGCGCTGAAACATCAGCAGGCATCTTTTTTTTACTCCCGCGGTTTACTATCGCATCTTTAACCTTAGTTTTTGCAGCACGAAGGTCTCCCGCAGCTCGAGAGTTTTTAATACGTTTAAGGTCACCCTTTAGCGTTCTTTTTGCCATTACCTAGTCCGTAGGAAGAGTTTGGTTATAAGTCTTATCTATCATAGGGCGGCGACCTAAAGCAGCTTCTGCCTTAAGTGGGTTTACTTTTGTTGGTGACTCAGAGTCGATGAAGTCATAGTTCCAATAAGGATTTAAGCCACGACGGTTTGCAAGCATGATTTCGTCACCTGTGCCAGGAGCAACAGTTGTGTTAGGACGAACTTTGCGGTACTTGCCGTCTGTTGCGCCCTCGTCCATAGACTTATTAAGTGAGCGTGATTCGTTAGTAGCCATTATTTTTTCACCCATTCAGTTGCTGAACGAACTCCACTATTGTAAGTAGGATCTGTTTTTTGTTTCTCAATGGTCTTGTCTAATTTCTTTGCTGCGGTACGTAGAGCTGTTCCTCTATCTACCCTTTCGCCAGATCCAGAGCGACCTGAATAGCCATAGTCAGCCTCATACTTAACGTCTTCACGGTCGTAATGATTTTGACGTCTTTCGTCATCAGTAGGCTTTGGCCCTGCATCACGAAGTGCGCCTGACTTTGCCATGGCTTGTATTGCAGCAATAGTGTCCGCACTTCCTTTTTTATCTTTACCAAACCTAAAAGGTTTTCTTTTACCGTCGCGACGTGGTGGTCTCATTTTTATTCATCCATCTTTCTCTTTTTAATAGGTGCATTTTTGCCCCAACCTTTGGACTTCTCAACACGAGGCTTTACTTTTTGACCTGCTTTTCTTTTTGCATCAACATAGTGGTCACGAGTCTTAGGTCCGCCACCCATACCACGTTGGCGCTCAACGAACTCTTTGCTATCTTCAACAACTACTTTTCTAGGAAGAACTTTTCGTGCCTCGTTAATGGTTCCTTTAACCTTGTCCTTAACTTTTTCTAACTTTGGGTGTGCTTCACGCTTTTTTGCGTCTTTTGCTGCAGCTGCCTTTTTACGCGCAGCTTGCTCGCGCTTTGGTACGCCAGAAAGATAATCAGTACCTTTGTATGCGTCTTTTTTTGCCATTTATTTATTTCCTTTTCTTTTTGGCTTCGTATTTGCGGAGCTTTTTTTCTTATTCTTAACTGCTTCTTTTGCCTTAGCTTTTTGCATTTCGTGATCTTTTAAACTTTTTTCCTTTAAAGGGACAACCTTCATTTTGTTATTGACTTTAGGGCCTTTGGGATTATCCGGATTAGCCCCCGCACCAGCATAAGCTTTTTTAGGCTTTTCTTTTTCTCTAATAACTCGGCCAAAGTATTCACCGTCATTTTTATCGGGTTTAATGCCATAACTGCCTTTGCTAGGCGCTTTAGGCAGGCCAACACCAAACTTCTTCTTTGGGCCGTCATCATCTGCTGAGGCTACTGCTGTTTTCATGGTTCTATTTTTCCCTATTCTTATTGATCTGGCGCCTTAAACTTTTTGCGAACTTTGGCAATTCTGGGCCTTATGACCTTTTTGCTTCGAGCTACAAATTTCTCACTATGTCGGTATTTAGATATAGCTGCGGGAGAACCAGGATTAATACCCATAGATTGTTTAGATACCCAAGGGGCTCGACGGGCTTGTTTTGACCAGCCGCTGCTCATAGACCCAGTGGTTGCACCGCCGGGAGCTAATCTAGCCTTTGCTTTTGGTGTTTGAGAAGCTTTGCTACCGCCTATTGCTCTAGGAGGTGCTTTAGGTTTAGGGGGTTTAGGAGCACTACCTTTCGCCACGAGATCCACCTCCCATTGCAGACTTAGCGTGTTTTTTATACATAAGATTTCGGCACTCTACACATAGCCCAGTATCCCCAGAGTAAAGAACCTCGAGGGGAGTCATTAGCTCATCGCATTTTGGACAGAACTTTGACCCAGAGTATACAGACTTAGTAGCGTATTCCATTTAAACCTTCTGTCCAGCAAAGATCTCATCAATCTTTTCTACATCAAAGGCGCCGTCTATGCGGTTAACCATGTTGCCTCCGTTAAAAAAGATAAATGTAGGTACTGCCCCAACTCGGTTTATTTCTGCCGCGTCCTTATCTTCGTCAAAGTCAATCTTTACATACTCAACTGTTGGGTTAGCTGTTAGATATTCCTCTATAAGAGGCTTCATCTGCTTGCAGTAGGTGCACCATTCAGCTGTAAAATGCCATAACTCTTTCATCACCAGAATCCTTGGTCTTGTGCGTTACGCAGGGTTCCTTGGTAGCCTGCTTGGGATGCAGTAAAGTCTACCCTAGTTGGCTGGAAGGTTTCATCCACATTCATAACGTCGCGTATACCAAGAACTCGGGTACGATACCCAAATCTAGGTGGGAGCATCTGTATAGTAGGTATAGTTGGTCGTACCAAACGCTGTAAAGCGTGGCCCGGCATAGTTACAGAGTTTAGCGCTTGCGAAATAAGCTGCTCTTGCTTATTAGCAAAAGGGCCCATATAGTCATAACGAATACCAAGATCTTCTTCTTCATTGCGAGTTCCTACAATTTGTCGAGGTTTAGTATGGTCATAGATGGAGTCTTGTGAGTTCACTTAACTTGACCGCCTTCAAAATTAGCAGTGTCATTTTTTCGTGAACGAGGGGGTTTTCTAGGTGCAAGAGGTATTCCCTGACTTAACTTACCAAGCACGCTTTCAATCTCTGATTGAGAATATCTTTTGTGGCCTCCCGGGCTTACGCCTACACCTTTTAAATTTACAGCATGACGACGTACAGTCTTTGGGCTAACACGCCATTTTTTTGCAACTTCTCGTGTAGTGTAAAAGGGCTCGTCGTTTTCTAGTGCCATATTAATTCCAATGTGGTCGTAAGTGAGAGAACTGCTGAGCAAGTCTAGGATTAAACTCTGCAGGCACGTTTGCTGAGATATTAGCTTTACCGTCGTTTACCAATTTAGGGGCCGGAGCTAGGTTCTGATTTGGGGTGTATCGAGGAATGGTCATAGTAATTGCGCCGTCATTTTCAGCCATAGAGTAAAGATTTTGTTTTACTCTACGATCTGGGCGTAAATCTTCTGGCCACATATATTGACCTGGATCAATGCGCTCGCCTTTGTGTACTCCACGTTGGTAAGCGCGTTGATTTGTTCTGTTCTTTAAAGAATCTAATACTGTATCTGATACAGCGTAAGGTTTGCCTTTATCATCACGGCGTGAACGTATAGTTCCTAGATAGCCGTCTGGGTATTCCGCTTGTGGAACACGACCAATACCTAAGCGCTGGTAGTCAAGGTCGCTTCGTGGTACCACTGGGGTACCATTTCCACCAGTGGTGGTGTAAGCGCCTTGATAACCATTAGCACCAAGGTATTGCCAGTTTTGATGTGATTGAGGCATGCCTTAAGTTTACTTCTTCTACTTAGCTTTGGCTTTCTTAGCGGCCTTCTTATTTGAGTTTGCCAAAACAGCAGCTAATTGCTTCTCAACCTCAGGCAAAGCGAGCTTTACAAGACCAAATGCTGGGTCCTTTGGGTTTACGGCGCGAATTGCTACTGGCAGGATTGCTGCTAGTCCGGCTGCGATGAGTCCCTTTGGGTCAGTGTTTCCAGTGCTCCATAGAGCTACGGCTGCTGCAAGAAATGAGCGCCCATATGATGCGAGCATTGCTATGATTTTTGGATCTAGCTTCTTCATGATTATTCCTTATCTACTTTCTTTACTAATATAGTAAAGAGATCATCTAACCTTTTTGATTGAGCTTCTTGACTTTTTTCTAGACGATTAACTGCGTCCTTAACTGAACTGCCCCCGTTTGGTTTTAATTCTGAGAAGTAATCAACAACAAGTCTTTTTACCATTCTAGTAACCCTCAACTCTAATATTCCAAGAATTGTAAAGGTTCCAATAACTGCGGTAAAAGCGAACTCAACATTAGACATTAAGTTATCCTAAAAGTAAGGGGCAGGTGTACTGGCCTATCATGCAGTACACGTGGTCAGTACGTCACGCTAAACTAGGTAAGAACTATTAATTCTCTTCTAGGATCTACGCCGTCTCCTACAACCATAGACACTATTCCTGGAGCGCTTTCTAGCCCAGACTTATCTCTAAACCAAGCAGATCCGTTATCCATTGCAGGGTTTTGTACAAATAATCTAGGGCCAACGCTTTGGGCGTGGTAATGGTGGTAGTGCCCAACGTTTAGTATGTCAGCCTGCGCTACAGCACATCGACCCATAGCTTGACCTCCCCACCATTTAATCATGTCACGAGCTTGATGGCCATGAGCCATGCCGTACATGACCCCACTTAAATTCACAGCTATAGTCATGTCATCTGCTGCAGGATATCTAAACTCTACGCGATCTCGCAAAAAATCGTTTTCTTTACAAATATCTTCAACTTGAGAGACTACTTCAATCTGCCAAGAGTCTTCTGGCCTACCTAATAAAAATCTTTGAACTTCATCATGGTTCCCAGGAACAACCGGAATAATAAGCTTTGGTGATAGAGGAGCTAATGCCTTGACTTGAGCTAGTAACATTCTACGACCAACGCGTACCTGCTCTGATACGCCAATATCGTGTCGACCCATTACTTTACCTTTTTGACTTGTCATTCCTTCAATACAGTCACCGAGTTGTGGTAATGCAATTTGACCAATGGAATACTTTTTTGCTAAATACTTGTGATGATCTACTGCAGAATTAAAAGATTTTAATACTCTATCTATAATTGATGGGGTGTCGTCTTTTCCATATTGAGTGTCGCCTATGCTGTATACAGCTGTTAAATCTCCTGAAGCAGATACAACTTTACTTGGCGACCACTTAGTTATTCCCATTAACAATTGTTCTAAATCATAATCAGGTCTGGTATTTACTCTCGAAGGAACTACATTGACTCTAAATGACTCTAACCAATCACCGTTAAACGTTTGCCAACGTGATCTACGATGAGAAACTACTACCCACTCTGCTGGGTCTAGTTTTGCCTCTATTAATATTTCTTCTGCGCCGGGAGTATTACCATCTGGTCTTGGAGTTGAAATAACAAAGCCACCCTCTGTACCTATTTCAGAACGTGGTCGCCACGCTTCTGGAATATTTTTGTTGGCTTTATCTGAACCTTGATTACCAGCTTGAATTATTGAATCATAATCATCTGCTAAAGACATACACAATCTCCTTGTCGGTGGTCACGAACAGCGGTTTTGCCAAACGTGCCGCCAGCACGACGGAGCAATAAAAATAAATCTTTTGTACTTAGGTCGTCATCTTCTATGGCGAGGTCTAATGCTTTTTTATCTTCTTCAGAAAGGGTAGCTGCCCATTGCCCTACAATACAGGCTTTTGAAATGCCTATTGTTTTTACTTCTGCGTAAAGATCTTGCAACGACATATCTTCCTCCAAATTTAGTCCAATTGCAGTACTAGGCCCTAGAGGAGTCCTCTAAGACCTAGCACTAGCATACAACGAATTAGTAAGAAGTGCTAGCTCCATCGCTGAAGTTAGGATTAGTACGCATTGTTGCAGATTTAAAGATTCGACCATTAGCTTGAGTAAAGCCCGCCTCAGGAGAGGTTTGCTTCATGTAGTTAGAGCTAATCCGGTACTGAGCTCCCTGACGGTCTGAGTTAGACGCTGGTACGTTACTACGAATACCCATAGGCTGTGCGTACGGGTCGCCAGCTGCTGTGTTCTTCTTTTTAATAAGTGTGCCAGCTTGTGGTGACGCGGATGGAGAAGTAAACTTAACTCCATCTTTGTTCATAGGCTTACGTGGTGCGCCAGTCTTTGCCATTCCGGCTAAAGATTCCTCTGGGCTAGGATTTGATGATTTGGCCATATCTACTTCCTTTAAGGTTGAGTTGAGATCTCAGAAACTAGTTTACGCTAATTGTAAAAACTATGGCGCTAATCTGCCCGTCTCTTGAATCTACCGTAGTAAATCCTGGGCGGCAAGTTAGGTCAAGTCCTCTAGGAGCAACGTAACCCCTAGCAATAGCCATTGCTTTAACAGCTTGGTTTACTGCAGAAGCCCCAACAGCACGTAATTTTACGGTTGGGTTTTCATACAGGGCGTGGGCTATAGCTGACCCCACAGATTGAGCATTAGACCCTGCGCTTACACGCAAGAACTTTTCTTCTTCGTTTTGGTCTGTCACAAGTAGTGTTCCTTTGGTATCGATTAGTAATCGCCCTCAGGAATAAGTATTAAGGCTTTTCTCTATATTTGGGGTCTAAAACGTTTTTTATTATCTGCTTTTCATAGGCCAGATCAGCTTCCCCCGCCGCTAGTCTAGCTAGGGAATAAGAGTCTGCAGCGTTGTCATCCATGAACTCAACCCCCCACTTCTTGTATACATTGAGGAGAATCTGGTTTTTTTGTACTCCGGTTCCTTTACCGGTTACATACTTCTTAAGAACTGATGGAGGAATTATTAAAGGGTATTTAGCGTCGTCTACATTATAGAACCAGCACTTCAACTCTAACTTGACCATACCGCCAAGTTCTCCCGCCATATGGGCCATCTGAGCTCCGTAGGAGTATCCCTCCATGGCCGCACCCTTTACATTAATAACCCGATCTCCCAGGAAATCACCAACGAAAGCCTGTATTGAGGATAGGCGTTCTACGCCACGCCCCTGTCCCTGGAACACCTCGGTGTAATAAGCTCCGTCTTTTGAATAAGCGGTTATAGCGAATCCACTATATGACTGATCTATACCTATGTACTTATCGCACGGATGGTCTAATGGTAATCCACCGTCAATTATCTTAGGATTCTGTTTTGGCACGACGCTCGCGCTCATCTATAACCATCTGCACTGTGCCAAAGTATCCGGCACCATCTACAAGGTTATCTCGCTTAGGTAAATAAGATTCCCTAGCTAACTTTACTCCGACCATACAGAGTCCGACTTGTTCAGGGGTGACTTCTCGCCCCAGTACAACAGACCAGATAGCAGCAATGCGGCTGAAATTATCCAAAGGGTGGTCGTAGCTAGAGTTACGATCACTAGTGATGAGGCGTTGGGCTTCTTCAAGGATAGTCTCATGGGGTGAATTTTCTAGCACGAGATCTAAACCCTCCTCCATCTGAAGTGCGTCGTGTAAGTTCTCTTGATACAACTTGCGAATCTCTTTCAACATTTTCCGCCCTCGTTTCTAGTAACTTTCTAAATGCGTACTTAATATCTAAATCATGTTTAAGCTCTTCAACTTCTGGGCTAATAGTAATAGTTGCTTTAGCAACAGCAACCCTGTCATTTTTTCCGCCTTGCCAATTATCTATCATGCACCTAGCTTCAACAGAGTCTACCGCCCTCTCAGCCTCTCGCTCATTTATTACTGCTATTGCCCTAGCTCCAGATAAATGATCATTCCATTGAGTAAACTGAACAAAGAGATCCATAAGACCTTCGTCATCTAACTCTGTTATATCCCTAGGTAAATTTGGTATTTCAAAATCTGGCTTTGCTGAAAGTGTTATGCCTAATTCAGATAACGACTCTAATACTTTTCTACTGATGCTCATTTATCCCCCTTAAATGGCTCACAACGTTTGCAGCCCTTTGTTGCGTCAATACTACACACAGGCGGCCTATTATTGTCTACCGCCCACACTACGTCAAGTGCGTTGTCAAAGATCTCTTTTACGAACTCAGGGTTGTAGGCAACAGAAAACTCTTTATAGTCTTGGTTTGACTTTAACTCGTAGATAAAAACTATTTCTTCTGGCGCAGACTCTAGAGTGCCCTCTTCAACCATAAGGTGGGCTAGGTGTAGGTATACCTGTCCTTGGAGTATATGTGATCTAAATGGTTGCCTAATATTTTTCCAAGCAGCGTCTAGATCAGCACCGCCGTTAAATAGGGCTGGCATCTCCATACGAATTGTTCCAGGACCTACTGACTTAATCTCTATTAGAAAGTCTTCCCCGAGTCCCTTTACCCAACCATCAGAATGGCCTGAGATTCTGTGCTTTGGGCTAGATAAAGGGACTTCTCGATACTCATAAATACTTGTGCCAAGGTTAACCTCGTCAGAGACACCCCAGACATACTTATTGTCTGTATCGCAATACCATTTGCCATAAAGGACGCCCATATCGTTTAACCAGCCCTGCCACTTGGCGTGAACAGAATGGCCAACACTAAATATAGAACTAAGTCTGAGAGTAGGCTTCTCTCTAACCTCAACATAATTTCCATTTAATGCGTGATAGGCTGCAAGAGCGCACCACTCAGGTTTAATTATGTCAGAGGGGTGGAGCACGTCCTGCGAACGCTCATCAAAAGGTTGAGCAAGCATATGACGTTCCATATACCCCAATAAACGAGTCTCTCGCTTATTAGCATCTAAGAAAGCTTTAAGCTTCTTACTAGAGACTGTTTGAGATTTTGCCACTTATTTTTCCTTTTCTAACCATTCATCCAGGGTAAGGCCTTGTTTTTCATACTTACGTTTCATAGCATTACGTTCTCTGTGGGACATGCCCCCAAAAATTCCATGAAGTTCGTCGTTATTTACAGCTTCACTTAAACATTGCTTGCGAACAGGGCAGGCAGACTTACCGTCTTTGCCCCAACATATCGCCTTAGCTTTGTCTGCAATTGGCTTGTATAGTGCTTTGTCTCTTGGTGGAAAAAAGATTTCAGTGTCTTCGCCACGACACTTTGCATCATATCTCCAAGCCCAGGGAGGGTTTTCCCTGTTATCCAATTATTCTCCTTGTAGTGAGTTTCGAAGTTCAAAAAAATCCTCCTCTCCAAGTATTACGTAGTTCTCCCCGTCAAGGTGTATACCAAGAATAGGTATACGTCCATCAAGAATAGCCTCCGTAGTAATCTTTTTAAGAACATCTGATTTAACCGTGACCTGCTTTTTACCAGTCCACTTGTGCTCAATCAATAGTTCTTTGTTTCTCACGTCACCTTTTCTAGACCAAAAAGCTCCAGAAGCAGCGGACACAGATCCACCAATTACTTTTGCAAGCCTATTCTCATGCTTGCGCGACTGCTTTTGACCTTCAGTCTTCATTGCCGACCATTACAACCGGTTGAGATTTTAAAGTATCAAGAACAGCCCTGCTTAGCTCTTCACTAAGATCTATCTCTTCACGAAGCGAATCAATCATAGCTTGAGCTCCTTGCCACTTTCGATCACCGTAGTACATCCACCCTCCACGACGATCAATAATCCCGTTAAGGATTCCTAAAGCAACAATTTCCTTGCCCCTATCATACTCCCCTCCAGGGATAGCTCCCCCACCTGAGAAGTAAAAATCCAGGTAGGCGGTCTGTTGAGGTGGGAAAGTCTTATTCTTAATAGTTCTTACTCGAATAGTTTGGCCTACTCGTTTCTTTTCTTGGCCGGTACCTACTTCTAGCCACTCATCGCGCTTTACTTCACAACGAATGCTGTATGCGTAGTCCTTACCCAGCCCTCCAGGGGTAGTGCGTGGATCTCCATGCATAACCCCAATCTTCATACGGTACTGATTAATCATTAATCCGAGTACTGGTCGTTCTTCTTCGATGAGGTCTCGTCTGGTAGCTGACGCCACTTTTCTAAAGAACTTATTGGTAATAAGTGCGCCACGACCCACAGTGAATTCTTCCATAGTCTTTTCATCTTCTGCACTAGGAACCAAGGCAGGTAGAGAATCGATAACGACCATGTCCACAGATTTACTTTCCATAAATTTAATAACCGCTTCAAAAGCATCCTCCATACTGTTAGTTTCTACTAATAAAACTCGTTCGTTGTCTACCCCGCACATCTCAGCATATTGAGAATCAAAAGCTTCTGCAGCAATCCATACGGTAGTAAATTCTGGGTTTAGTTTTTGATTTGCAGCAATAGTTTTAAGTGCAAGAGCAGTCTTGCCATGTGAAGCCTCACCAACTACCTCCACCCAATGGTTCATAGGCCAACCCCCACCTAGTACTACATCAAGGGTTAAAGACCCGGTAGTAATTCGCTTAGGTAGTTGAACTTTACTTGCTAGCACTACAGTACTGTCTCCGTGCTTTTTGTTAATTAAAGCCGCAATTTTTAAAACATCTGAATTTAGTGCCATTATTGAATCCTATCTACTATGACGTTTGGTTTAAAGCCTGATCCTTGATTAGGTTGTTTAGCTGGTATTGCTGCACCGCCGCTAGAACTAGTAGAGATTACTCCACTTCCAGCCTGTACCAAAGGATACCCACAATCATAGCAACGCATCAAATTGGTTCCTGGAGGCGACATATAATTTCCTGAGTTACACCCCGGACAACGGTTGCTTTGACGAGAACTTTGAGCTTTACTCATAGTTTGGTCGTTAGTTTGATCGTACGTAACTTGTACATTTGGGTTTCCAGGTTGATGAGTATAGGGCAGGTTAACGGGGGGACTAGTTCGTGGAGTAGCGCTAGTGTTAGGTTGGGTGCTTAATTTCTTAGACCACCAATCGTTATTCGTCATTGTTTGATACCACCTTTGTTTCTAGTAAGCCGAGATTCATTAAAGTTGAAATGCAAGATACTGAAGATGACATAGAGACTAATTTAAATAACCTAGTTAATTCTTCTAACGCCTCTTCGCTACCTGGGACAGAACTATTAACAAGATCTGCCTCTATAGAGTATGCTGCACAAGCAATTTGTGCGGCTATGTCAGCATGAGAGTCTATAAAAGGAAGTAGTGCGGAGAACTGTGAGATTCGTTCTTCACTTGCCCGTATTTCCATCTCTGAGACTTCATCAGATATTGGTTCTAGCCCCATCATTGTTGAGATCTTATCTGCAGAGTCAAAGATTGAATCATAAATTACCTGGCGTATAAGTATTGGCATAGATACGTTAACTACATGATCTATGATGTCATACTTTTCTTTACGTCTTTTAAATGGCCACATCTATTTTGCCTCTCCCCAACGAGACACTATCTTAACATCTGCCAGCATAGGTATGCTAAGAGCGCGTATCTCTTCCATAGCTAAGCGGATCTGCTCCGCAGTCTCCTCAGCTAAGTAATCCGGGGTAACGGTAACAAGCTCATCATGAACAGTCAAAATTAAACTTGCTTCATCAGGAATCATTGCGCTAGCTCGCACCATAGCTACTTTAATTAGATCAGCTGCGGATCCCTGAATAACAGTGTTAAAGGCCTGTCGTTCAGCTCTAGAGCGTTTCCACTGCTCTTTTGCACGAAGGTCAGGTAAGTAGCGTCTACGCTTAAGCAGAGTGCTTACAAAAGGTATGGGAGCTCTTCTCCGACTATCAGCAATAACCTGTCGCTTATAACGGTTTACGGCGGGAAACTTTGCAGAGAAAGAATCTAATAACTCACGTGCTTCGGTAAGGCTACACCCAATTTCTGTAGCAATCTTATCTGGCCCAACACCGTAAGCTAAAGAAAGAACTAATACTTTTCCTGCTTTACGATCTACGCCCATAGTGTTTCCAATAGTGGTGTAAATATCTTCTTTATTTTGATACGCTTGTATCATAGTACGATCATGACTAAAAGACGCTATGATTCTAGGTTCTATTTGACTGTAATCAGCAACAATTAATTTATGTCCTTCTGGAGCAACAAAAAGGTTACGAATTGCTTTACCATTAGCAGTATGCGGAGCCGGCACATTCTGCAAATTCGGATTGCGACTCGAGAATCGGCCGGTCTCCGCGCCATATTGCACAAAGTCTGTATGAATACGCCCACGGTATAGAAGGCTTTCTTTTGCTACAAGCTTTTCTTTGCCTAACAAAGTTCTTGCTACGTCACCACCAAGGTACGGCACTACATATGTAGTAAGAAGTTTATTCAATTCAGAATACTTAAGTAAGCTACCTACTAGGGCATCTTTCTCTCTAAACATATCTATAGCAGGCTCGGCTACTGAGTAGTCATTTACTGTAGGGGTTAAGCCGCTTTCTATTCTCTTTTGTCCTGCCGGGGTTGTTACCTTAGGCTTTAAGCCTCTACCCCCATCTTTTTTAGGCGTAAAAAGTAATTGCTGCCGCTCTGGCACAGAGTTAATATTAAAAGCTCTGCCAGCTAAACCAAAGATAGATGCTTTTGTTTTCTCTAACTGCTCGTCTAGATCATCTTTTAAAAGCGCTAGTTGCTCTACATCTACATCTGCTCCGTGCAGTTCCATGTCGCAGATAACCTTTAGAACATCCATCTCTAGGCTAAATATTCCCCATAGACCATCTGCTTTTAGGCGCTCTTCATACCGCTTGTAGAGTTTCCAAGTCCACTCAGCGTCTAATCCAGCGTAGGTAGCCACCTCATCAAAGGAGTGGTCTTCAATCTTTTTACCTACGCCCTTGACCATATCAAAATCAAATTCTCTTTTTAAACAATCATCTAACCCAAGATCAGTCCTGTCTTGGCTGTTTATTACAAAGGCTGCGTTTAGCGTACAAAAGAAAGTAGGCTCTGGTCTTCCTCCCATGTACTTAGCCACACTTTGTAGATCAAACTTTAGGTTATGCCCAACCTTTACCTTATCGCTCTTAAGTAAAGGCTTAAGAGCCTTAAATACCTCTCCTCGAGTTAATTGCTCAGGAGGCTCAGAAAATATTTTTGTAGCTTTTCGTCCGTCTTTACTGTAATCGTAGTCTGGGCGTAGCTCTAATCCTTGCTCCATACGAGCTAAGGCGGAGGGTAAGAGTGGGTAATCGGTACGAATGTATTGACCATTTGGATGGCCCATAGGAATAACATCTACTCGATCGTTGGTTGCAAGAGCAATCCAAACCACATCGTTCTGTCTTGGATCTCCTCTGTGAGGGCCCATTGTTTCTACGTCGTATACAAATGCATCAACTTTTTCGTACGCACTTACGACTTCATCTAGTTGTTCTTTAGTTAATACAATTCTCATTATTGCTCCTTGTTAAAGCTAAGGGGCCTAGAAGAAGGGAGGGTTTGCTCGGAAAGGCATTAACGAGCAAATCTAGGCCCCTTAGCATGGTTGAGAGATTACTGACCTTGAATAATTTCTTTAGCGATTTCTTCAAGCTCCGCTGTCGTAGACATGCGAAGTGCATCAGGTCCAAGTGGCTTCATTTTTGAAGTCAATTCAGACGCAACTGCAGGATCGATCTCCCAATCTTCAACAAGATCACGCTCTTTTACGGGCATGATTGAATATGAAGTTTTGGTTCCTTGACCGGACTTACTTACCGCCCAGTAAATATCTGGACGATCTAGTGGACCAGTCTTTTTGTCAGAGTTTAGTTTCTCTAACTGACCGCACAAACGAATACCACAAGTCATCATTTGAATTTGTGGTTCTTCATCTGAAAGGTTTACAACTGTGAAAGCAAACTTGCGTTCAGGCTTGTTGCCAACACGGGATAGTGGATCGTTTTCCCAGCCAATGAAAGACTTCTTGCCTGGACGTTGAACCCAGTGCTGCAAAAAGCTCATAGGCTCAGCAGATAGGAACTTGATTAGTTGTACATCTTCATCAAACTTAAAATCAGCAGTATATGATTTATTTGCTTCAGACGCTGCACGCTTTGCAGCAGCCCATCCAGTTTGAATTACAGAAGAGCGATCAGGTACTTCATTCTCTGAGTCTTCTTCGAAGAGTTCTACAGAAGTATCTACTTCTGCAGTTGGGATATCGTTAACATAAGAGTCAACATTTGGGGCATCTTTTTTAATACGTAGTGCATTTGTTTGAACTGACATTTGAGTGTTAGTTCCTTTCTTAGCCATAGCCATAGGTAGAGTCAAGAAACGGTTGTTTCTTGAGTGTGAATCCTAGTCCAATTCTCCAATAATTCAATTGGTAGATCTGGCCAACGATTCCAATCAATCCGTGGAGAATCTAAAAGATTCCTGGATTGAAAACTGTGTAGTGCAGACTCTATCATAGCCCGGCTGTACATACGAGA